GCTGTCGCGTCGTCCAGCGACTGCTGGTAACCCCGCTGGGCGTCCCGCAGAGACAGCACCTGGCCGGGCATCCGCAGCATGGCCGCAATCAGGTCGTCGAGACTGGCCGCCTGGACCTGGGCCGCGGCAGCCGCTGCCTTGTGCGCCGCGGCTGCCGTTTCCTGTGCTGTGGCATCGGTCTTGGCACCTTCGGCAGCGAGCTTCTGCTGCTTCTGGGCCTCGGTCAGTCCGGCATTGGTCCCGGTGAGTTCGTTCTTCAGATCCCGGGCGGCCTGAGCCGAATCCAGCAAGGCCTTCCCGGAACCCTGGGGCAGGCCCGACGCCAGAGACTCGTTGGTGGTGATGATCTTGTCCAGGCTGGCAACGACACTATCCATCGCCGTCTTGTTGCCCAGCGCTGCATCGGTCACCGACGACAAGCTCAGCCCGAAGCTCTTCGCCTTCTCCGCCAGTCCCGACGACGCGAGCTGGTTGGCGACATAGGCCCGGGTGTTCCCGGTGATCGCCCCCGTGGCCTGGTCCAGCGTGTCCTTCAGGTTGGAGACCTTGGCCTTGGCTTCTTCGTTGCGCTTGACGAACGCCGAGTAGACAAAGCCGGCGGCAGCCAGCGCCACGCCGACGGCGCCCATGCTCAGAGTCAGGGTCTTGCCGACCCGGCCAAGGCCTTGCCACGCTTCCCGCAGCTGGCCGGCGGCCGACGCTGCCTTCAGCGCTCCCGCGGCCCCCAGACCGCCGAAGGTGCCCACCGCGGCCAGCGCCGTGGCGACCCCGGAGACGGCTGGTGGGAGGTTGGCGAACGCGGTCACCAGACCGTCGGCCGATTCGACCAGGCCCCGCAGTACCGAGTTCGCCCCGGACCCACCTTGGATCAGTGCGGTGTCCAGGGAGCCCTTCAGCTTTTCGACGTCACCGGACAGGTTGTCCATCTTGGTGGCGGCCTGCTGAGCAGCGAAGCCGGTGTCGTTGACCTTGGTCGTCCAGTCGACAACACCTTTCGCGCCCTGGTCGTACAGGACACTGGCGGCCCGGATGGCATCGGTCCCGAAGATCGTGGACAGCGCGGCGTTGCGCTGTTCCTGGGACAAGCCACCGAGCTTCGTCTTCAACTGCTCCGCCAGCGGAGCTATGCCGATGAACGCGCCCTTTGCGTCGTAGGCGTTCAGGCCCAGCTGCTTCATCGTGTCGGCAGCCTGCTTGCTGGGGCTGGCCAGCGACAGGAGCATCGTCTTCAGCGACGTGCCGGCGTCCGACCCGATCAGGCCCGCCGACGCGAACGCGGCCAGAGTGCCCGTGGTCTCTTCGACCGACAACCCGAACTGGCTCGCGACTAGGCCACCCTGCTTGAGGGCCGCGGCCATGTCGCCGACCTCGCCCTGGGCCTTGCCGGCACCGGCGGCCAGCAGGTCGGCGATGTGCGGGACGTCCTTGCCCGACAGTTTGAACTGGGTCATCGCGGTGGCCGCGACTTCGGCCGCGTCAGCTACCCCGATCTGGCCGGCAGCGGCAAGGTTCAGCGCACCGGTCAGTCCACCACCCAGGATGTCCTTCGTGGACACGCCAGCCTTGGCCAGGTTCTCGATCCCCTGGGCGGCTTCGGTGGCACTGAAGGCGGTGTCCTTGCCCGCCTTCAGTGCCGCAGCCCGCAGCAGCTCCATGTTTCCGGCGGTCTCGCCGGTGGCCGCCCGGACGTTCGACATCTCCTTGTCGAAGTCGGCGAAGGCCTTCACCGCGGCACCGAGTGCTACCGCCGACGTGATGCCGATCCCGGCCGCCGCGTGAGCAACGCTGTCGAAGCTGGCCTTATTCTTGGCCGCGAAATCGGTACCAGCTCTAGCCGAGTCGACGATCGATTTCGTCAGGCGGGCGATGTTCGCTATCGCTCCCGCTACGTCCGCCTGGAACTTGGCGGTTACTGTCCTGTCCACCATTGGTCAGCGCCTCCAGTTCCGCGTCGGGATCGTTCTTCCAGTCGTACTCACGAATCCACCAGGCCCGGGCGCCTGGGTAAGTCTTGGCGCCTGCCTTCTCGGCTTTGGCGTCGTCGTCGGCACGCTGCCGCTGGACGTACTCGAGCGAGTAGCACCGGCGGCATTCGTCGAAGCCGATCTTCCAGGCCCGCATCGGGTCGTGGGCGATTGCCTTCAGCTCACCGCAGCCTGGGCAGTAGTCGGTGGCGAGCATCTCGGAGTACGCCAGCTCCCAGGCCTTGTTATCTTCGGTCCAGCGGCTGGGAGTGGTGCTGACCGTCGTACCGGTGTGGTTGCCATCGGCATCAAAGTGCTCTTGCCGTACAACGGTTGGGATGCCGTGCCACTCGGATCGGGTCGCGCCTACCGCTCTTCGGACTCTTGCTTCCCAGACTTCGCCTGGAGAGCTACGAAGGCGGTCAAGGATTTTGGGACGGAAGCCGTCTCGCGGTTGAGGAACAGCAGCGCTTTGCCGATCCGGTCCCACTGTCCGTCGGACAAGACGGCCAACATGTTCTGGATCTGCACCGACGTGAACTCCGGGGCGGTGATCGACTCGGGGAGCAGGGCCCGCAGCGCGTCACCGAGCTGGGTATTTCCCTGGTCGTCGGTGTGGGCAGAGATGTTCTCTGCCCAGCGACCGGAGTCGACAGCCTGAAGCTCGAGCTGGATCGTGTTGTCCTCGGCTACCTGCTCCAGTTCGCGGATCTCTTCGGCGACATCGACGGCGGAGCGTTCGGTCGCGCCACCCAGGCGGGTGTCGGAAACGTCGGCGTCAGTGATCTTCTCAAGCTCGAGCTCGAGCCGGCGGATGTCCGCCAGGACGTCGAGCCGGAAGCAAATCGGGACCAGTTCCTTGGCGCGTGAGGCGCCTCGGATCATCTGGTCCAAAGTCAGAGGTTCGGACATTGGTTTCTCCTTGTCAGGTTGGCGTCAGGTTGGTGGTTACAGCCGAAAAGAGGGGCAGCCGGGAACCTGACAGACCCGACCACCCCTCTCGCTTCTTAGGCCGCGACGATGACCGAGTCGTAGTAGTACGGACCCGTGACGAACGCCTTCTGGCTGATGCGGAACTTGCCGCCCTGTGCCGACGGATCGACCGGCTGACGGAACTGCTCACCGAGCCGCACCGGGTACAGGTCGACGATCTGGTCCGCAGCGTAGGCCACGGTCCGGGCGTTGAGCCCGCGCCGGTCCAGGAGCCAGCCGACGGTGTCCAGCTTCAGCGTGTCGTACGCCTTGTTGTTCGGGTCGGCCGGGGCCGACTGGGGGTAGTAGACGTACTCCAGGTTGTCGATCGTGACCTGGACGTCGCCCGGGTCTTCGAAGATCTGCTGGGAGCACAGGCGCCGGTCCTCGGCACTTTCCTGGCTTCCTGTCGGGGAGAACCCCGACAGGAAGCAGGACAGGTCGACACCCAGCGAGGCGTTGACCTCGGCGAGGGTGACTTCGAGCGGATCGGCCACGGCCAGCAGGAACCGGACGTTTTCGTTTCCGCGAGCGCGTACGCCTTCGGGGTAGACGACGGTCACTTCGACTCACCTGCCTTCGCCTTGGTCGCGGTGGGCGGAGTCATCTCGGCACTGGTGGCCGGTGCCTGCTCCGTCTTCGACTCCAGGACACGGGTGTTCGGCTTCGCCGGAGCGGGCCGGCCGTTGGCGTCCAGGGCTTCCTTCTTCTCGAGAATCGAGATGGAGTCACCCTTCAGACCTTCGGCCAAGCGCTTCGGGATCGAAAACTCGTGACCGGTGTCGTTGTCCTTGACGCGGACAAACTCGGTCATCTGGTCACATCTCCTTACGGCTCTAGGACAAACTGCATTGGCACGTAGTGCCGGGGAGGGACCACCGCGTCATCGCGACGCAACGGGCCAGGGTTCAGATCCTGTTCAGAGATCAGCCCGAAGCCTGCCAGTTCCACGCCGGCAAGAACCTTCCGGACCAAGCTCACTCCGTTCAGGGTTCGCTGTTGCGTGCCCCCGGCAACCGTTACCTGGAAAGGCAACTCGGTCAGCAAGGGCCACGCGGCCAGCGAGTACGCCGGTGCATAACCAGCACCGGCGAACAACACCGCGTAAGCGAGCACGCGGAGATCGTTGGGCGGAGTCGGTACCGCATCTGGTACCACTCCCGTGACGTACACCGGCATGATCTCCTGATCGATCCCGGCCAGGAGCAAGGCTCCGATCGCTTCGAACGCCGGGCCCGGCTCGATCACAGGAGATCACCGGCCAGCGCCGTTAGCGCGGACACAAACGGCGGGGTGTTGCGGTCCACCGCTGGTCCGACGTACGCGGCCGGAGCCTGCCGGCTGGTGCCGAGTTCGACGTACTCTCCGTACTCCGCTGTCGGCCCGGTCAGCCCGGTGAAGCTGCTTCCGGTGCTGATGAACTCGGTCACGAAGCTGTTTCGGAGGTTGCCGGTTTCGACAGGGCAGAAGGCCTGTGCGTCGCGCTGGGTGTCGAAGATCGTCTTCTTGACCAGCTGGCTGATCTTGCGAAGCGCCAGCGGCCCGGCCCGGTTCAGATCCGCGGTCAGCTTGTTGAAGTCGGTCACGTCGACGCTGAGCCCGCTCACGATGACACCGGGCCTTCGTACAGGGTGCACAGCAGCCGACGCGCGGTAGCGAAGGTATTGGACTGCTCCGCCTGCACCACCAGCCACAGGCCCACGTTGCCGGGGTCCGGCGACTCGACCACTTCCACCAGGTCGTTCACGTTGACATCGGTTACGGTGTACGGCGGTTTGACCGCGTACCCGATCAGTCCCACCGGTTGCTCGACCGCGGTCTTGTTGCCCGCCTGGATGGGCCGGGCCTGGACGATCGCTTTGCCGTCGTAGTACGGCTCGGGCCGGTCGCTGGGTTCGTACCCCAGCGCCGGGTCGAAGCTTGCTTCAGCGACGCGGCCGGACCGGTACAGGCGCACTCGATCGAGCATGATCTCTTCGTGCGTCGCCCGGCACCAAGCCAGTTCGTCCGCGGTCAGCATGGCGGCACCGACCGCGGACGAAACCACCAGGGGGCCTTGGACTCGATGGGTACGAACACCACACCGTCTCCACTGTCGCCGACCGTGGACTGATCCCGGTACCAATCGGCCAGCGCGCTGAAGTCGGGACCGGTCTTCTCGAACGACGATCCCTCACTGGTGAACTTGGTGATCTGGCCGGCGCCCAGCAGCTTGACCGCCTTCAGGTCGTAGCACTCCGCCGCGGCGTACATCAGGTCCCAGTTCTCATCCACGAAGTCTGGGTCGGATGGCGGCCGCCCTTGGCTGTCGGGGAGCCGTGACGCGGTGAGGGCCGCGTCCAGTTCGGCGTCGGTGAGGGTCGGAGCAGTGGCCGCGGCTGCCAGTTCCGCGAGTGCAGTACGTGCTTCGTCGCGAGTCATCGCGGTCACGCTCCTTTCCTACAGAGACAGGACTCCGTTGTACGACCAGGGCTTCTCGACTCCGCTGACCAGCGTCGGCTTCGGCTCCCAAATACCCGTCGCGGTGTTGTACCAGTACAGGCGCCCGGACCGGGCTGGCGGTGCCGGGTCTGCGATGGCGTACGGCTGATAGCCGATGCCCCACAGGCTCGAGCTGTTCAGGGTGCCAGTGGCGGTGTACGGGCCGGGAGCGGCCACGTACTTGTAGATCTGCTGGACCCCACGATCCCCGGAGCCGCTGGTCGAGATGCCCTTCGTGAGGGCAGTCCAGCCGTTGGTCGGGGTGAAGACCCGGGCCGACGACACCAGACCCACGGTGCCCACGAACAGGTCGTTGGCGTGCTGTGTGGTGGCGCTGGCCGTGGCCAAGGCTGAGCTGGTGGTGGCCCCGGAGTTACCTGACGGACCGACACCGACAGGGTCCCGGCCGCTGATGTCGTCGCCGTACACCGCAGCCATGCCGACTGCTCGGGTAGCGGCACCGCTGAACGTCACCGTGATCACGTTGCCGCTGACCAGTGCCGTGGTGACCTTGGTCCGGAGCTGGTGCACCGACCCAGAGATCAGTCCGGCTCCGGGGTTGCCGTCGATGAACTCCAGATCCTTGGTGTAGGTGTTGCCCTTCGTGTCGGTGCACGTCACCGTCAGCGCTGTGCTGGAGGCGTCGTGGACACTGACAACCAGGAACTTGCCTACGGCAACGGCGGCTGTGATCGGAATGGTAAAGGTCAGCCCGGAAGCGTTCAGGATGCCGGGCCCGTACTCCGCTTCGAACGCCATCGCTTACGCCGTGTTCAGCCAGGCGACGCCGGCTCCCGGGTTGGTGACCCCGGCGTAGACCACGGTGTAGCCCGGCGCCACGATCCGGCCGTCTGGGTAGACAGCGAAGATCAGGGTTCGGTTGTCGCGGTCGGACAGGATCTCCAGCAGCGCCACGTTGTTGTCGTGGTTGGGGTCGGAGCTGTGTTCCTTGGCGTAGATCCTGACCGGCGTCGTGCTCGGCTTCGCCGGATAGAACCGGGACTCCCCGAACTCGTTCTTGACGCTGACCAGGTTTCCGCCGTCGGGATCGGTGTCCCCGAAGCGCTTGAAACGCCAGACCTCGCGGTCCGGGTACGTGCTGAAGTCCTCGTTCAGGGAGTTTTCCTGGACGATGTACTCCGCGACTTCGAACGTTGCCCCCGGCCCCGTTGCCGAGATCGGGAGCGACAGCCCGCCTTCGCTCCAGGGCGGGGACGGCGGGTCTGGGATCGTGGGCGCGGTCAGTGTCCAGCCGCGCGCTTCCAGGGCGGTGATGCGGGCCGGGTCCGTCACGCTGACCTTTGCGCCCAATGGTGAGTACAGAGTCGTCATGACGGACCCTCCCGGTTACTTCTGTACAGCGTCGAGCTTGGCCTTCAGGTCCGCGATCTCCGCGTCCTTGGCTTCGAGCTCGGCGGAGTTGTCGGCGCCCTTCGTCGCGGCACGGCGGCCACGGCCCAGGGTCGGCTTCTTGTCCAGGTAGCCGCGTTCCTTGAGAACGTCGGCGCGACCCGGCTCGTAGTCGGCGCTCTTCGGGTCGCCCTTGCCGGCCAGTACTTCGACCGGGGTTCCCGTCTCCGGGTGGAACAGCGTGACGGTCTTCTCTCCACGGGCCATGGCCTGTGTCTCCTTGTCAGTTGCGGCCGGTCTCGGTCACCGAGAAGGTGAACGAGGGGGTGGTACCAGCGATGGTCCACTTGAGTCGGTACTGGTCGCCACGAACCGGGGTGTCTTTCAGCCAGGCGCCAACGGCGTTCTTCTGGGTGAAGGCCTGGACCGGTTCGAAGTCGGACCAGCTGTTGAGCGCGGCACTGAACCACTGGATCGAAAGGTCCAGCGTCGGCGTAGTGCCGGACACCGCGGTAACCACCAGCCCGGTCCAGATGGTGCGAGCCGTGATGCCTCGCGGGTCCGGCGTGATGGCGCTGCTGGTGCCGGACGTAGTCCGGGCGGCCGATGCCAGCACCGTCTTGCCGTAGGCGGAACCGGGCGCTGTCGTGGTGTAGCCCCGGGCCAGCAGTTCGGTGATTCTGGCACTGTCGGTCACGGTCACCGAGCTGCCATCAGGCTTGTACAGAGTGGTCACGCTGGGTCCTTCTCTCTTGCAGGTTCGTGCAGGGCGGCACCGAGCCCGCTCGGGGGATCAGGCTCGGTGCCTTGCGGAGGGGATCAGGCGGACGGCTGGCCCAGGATGGCGAACGGGTAACCGCCGCTGGCCTCGGGAGTGAGCGGGTTGGCGACGGCGAAGCCGACGCGGAACTTGAATCGCAGCGCGATCATGTCCCGTTCCGCCAGGTTGTAGGTGCCGACCGTGGCCTGGTCCAGAACCTTGACCTGCATGTCCTGGCGGATGCCGAGGATGGCCATGTCGCGGTCGCCACCGATCAGCGTGGCACCGGTCGCGGACGGCTCGGTACCGGACCCCGCGACCCAGCCGCCGTTCGTGACCCAGGCCAGGTCTTCGCCGTACAGCGTGTTGACCTGACCGTCGCTCCGGATGGAGTTCAGGTAGATCGGCTGGCCGACGTCGTCCCGCAGCCCGCGAAGGCGGCCCCGCAGGGTGCGCTTGGCGTAGAACTGGTTGACGTCGAAGCCGTCGGCTTCCACCAGGCTCATCACCTGGTTGACGTCTTCGGCCAGGTCGATGGTGCCGGGCGAGACCACGTTGCCCGCGGCCCGGGCGCCTTCCACCAGCGAGTCGTCGAAGGTGGCCGGCGCGTTGGTGCCGAAGAACACCGCCAGGTCCAGGATGCGGCCGAACTCCTGGGCAACCAGGGGCTTGACCTCTTCCCAGATGTTGAACTCGGTGTCGTCGAACAGGTCCTCGTGGACCGGAACGATAACTGCGATCTCCTCGGCGGTGATCGTCTTCGACGCCCAGGCGACGTTGCTCAGCGGCTTGACACCGGTCGAACCGGAGATCGGGTCCGGGGTGACCCCGACCCAGCCGGCCGTCGGCAGCGCGGCCAGCACCGGCATGGTTGCCGACTTGGCCGACAGCCGCAGCGTGCGGAACGTGCTCAGCGCGGCGCTCGACTTCGGCGCCATCTGAATGATCTCTTTGATGTCCTGCCGGCGCAGCAAGGCTGCCGCGTCGGTGGCATTGATCTGGCGAGTTGCCATGACTGGCTGCCTCTCTGTGGGGATAGGGAACGCTGCCGGTCATGGCAGCGGAATCAGCTCCGGGTGGCCCGGAGCAGATCGTTGAGTCCAGTGACGGGCGCACCGTCGCCGCCCACGCGCCCGGCGTCGCCGGACCCTGCAGGGGCAACCTTGGCCAGGCCTAGCGCCTTGTTGGCCGCGACCGCGTCCTTGATTGCCTGGGTCACTTCTTCGTCCTTGGCCGGGTCGACGGTGCCGAGCTTGGCCAGGAACGAAGCCGAGTCCAGCAGCGCGCCCGCGTCGCCGCCGGCAGCCGCGGCCAGCCGCGTCACCGCCAGCTGTGCGTTGGCGTTCTTGACCTGCTGCTGGGCTGCCGTCGCGGCTGCCTGCAACTGCTCCGGGGTCTGGCCTTCGGTCAGGCCCAGGGCCTGCTTCACGCCGTCCTGGAACTTCTGCTGGTTCGCGGTCAGCGTCGCGATCTGAGCTTCCAGTGCCTGACGGCGCTGACGCTCCTGAGCGAGCTCACCGACCGGGACCATGCCCGTCGACTGCTGACCGTTGCCGGCGTCCGTCCCGGACGTCTGCTGGGTCTGGCCCTGAAGGGCCTGTGCCGCGGCGGAACCGGGCGCCACACCTGGCGGCAACTGCTGCTGCCCCTGGGTCTGTGCTCCCTGCTGCCCCGCGGTCTGGCCGCCAGCTGCTCCCTCGCCGCCGGTACCGTCCGGCGAGTAGTTGAGTGCGGCCAGGATCGTGCGCTTGCTTCGGTACATGTCGATCTCCATCACGGATCTCGGTGTTGGCCCCGCCGGGTCACCCGACAGGGATTCGTCTGCGGAATTCGCGGACGGGTGTTGCGTAGTACGCCGGCCGCCAGCCCACGTTGGTGCGCTTGGTGGCCAGTTCGTCCCAGGTGATGAGTCCGCGGTCCAGTCCCTGGAGCCGGGTCGGTCCCATCACTTCGAGCTGCTGCTTCTTCGGCAGCTTGGCGAACTCCTCGTGTCCGTCGCGGACGATCGAGCGGGGTTCGTCGACATCGAAGCCAAGGTCTCGCCAAGACTTCGTCAGTGGTGCGCGGGAGCACCGGCACTGCTGGTGGCCTTCTGGACCGAGCTCAGACAGCGGATGTTTGCTGCCGTGCTTGGACCAGCAGGCTGGGCAGGTACGGCTGGTCAGATCGGCCAGCCATTGCCACCCGTCCAGGACGTCACTGTGCTGGAACTGCTGTGCCCTCGCGGCATCGCGGTGTCCGTCCAGTGCTTCGGTCCTGGAGATGGTGAGCGCCCGGGTGAGCCCGCCGTCGAATCCGGTACGGGCCTGCTCGAGCATCTTGGCCGCCATGGTCCGGGGGTTGCTGCCTCGCGCAGCACCCTGGAACAGAGCGTCCAGCATTGCGTCGGTCGCGTCGTCCGACAACGGACGCAACGCCGACTCGATCCGCGCGGTACTGCGGCGGACCAAGAACTCCAGCTGCCGGTTCGGCAGCGTTGCCGTGCGCTCGACCTGTGCCCGCAGATCGCTGCCCTTCGGTAGCTGGGCCGCGATCATCCGGGCATTCATCTGGGCGCTCGACTTGATCAAGGCCTCGGCTGACGGCGACGCGATGCCGCCCGTCAGTTCGGCCAGGTTGGCGAGCTCGGTCCGGCTGCTGTTCAGGGCTGCCTGGACGTTGCGTGCGCGGCGGATCGTCTTCTTGGTCGGTACGCCGTTGGCGGCCACTTCCCGGGCGAGCTCGGTGGTGACCAGCTTCCATTCGGCTTCGACCACGCGCCAGGCCCGCGACCAGGCGGTGACCAGTTTGACCAGGTCCGCGCCCAGGCGCCGGTCCACGAACAGGGCCAGATCCCCCGCGATCTTGACCGGCTCCCGGGACAGCGCCATTAGCCGGCCAGATCAGCCGGGTTCAGTCCCGATTCGAACGACCGGACCAGTTGCGGGCCGCCGACCGGCGGGGCCTGGTCAGTCTTGGCCTGCAAGATGCGGGCGATGTCGTCGGGGTCCTCGCCGAGCTTCTTGAGGATCGTCTCCTGGTCGTAGCCCAGATCCTTGCGGGCCTGTGCGTTCTCCAGCTGTTCGGTCTCATCGGTCGGCGCCGGGTCAAGCCAGACCGGGCGGATGCCGGGGAAGCCCAGCAGCTCGGCGACTTCGGACCACCGCGGGGTCAGCGTCTTCTGGTCCTTGCGGCTGTTCGACGTCATCCGGCTGGCGAGCACCCGGAGACTGACTCCGGACGGGGGTTCGCCGGTGACCTGGGTGATGTAGAAGGCGGGGAGCCCGACCACTCGACAGATCTTGTTGGCGAAGGCGTCCTGCAACCCGGTCAGCTTCGACACGTCGCCGGCTTCGAGCTGCTGCAACGGTCCATCGCCTTCGATGCCCAGGATCGCTTCCCTGGTCGGATCGAAGTTCAGCTTCGTTTCGACTGCCCGGCCGGTCGCCGGGTCCAACCGCTTCTTCGGCTTCCAGTTCAGCAACGCCCGCAGTGGCATGGCGTACGACTCGCTGTTCACGATGACGTCGGCCACCGACTTGTTCAGCGCGTCCTGGAGCGGTACGACGTCGGTCAGGATCGACCGGCCGTGGCGTCCTGCCTGCCGGGCCCGGAACGGGAACCACACCGCCGGCACTTCGCCGAAGGTATGCGTAATGATGTCCGTGCCATCGTCGTCGGAGAACGGTTCGTAGGCCTCGGCGCTGTCTGGCCAACTGGCCATCTCGGTCTGCAACGTCTCGCGGAGATCGACGTTGATCACCTTGGCGTGGGTCCGGTACCGCTCGAGCTGGTCCGGGTAGTAGATGTTGACCCGACCGTAGCCTTCGGTGTCGGTCCAGACCTGCGCGTACCAGAGCATCTTGCCCGGCCGCCGGGGGTCCGGCAAACAGGCGCTCTCGCTCGCCAGCTTCAGCCAGGGCCGGTCGACACCGTCACCGTCGGGCCACACCAGCACGAAGGCGTCACCGCACTTCGGCGCTTCGGTGTGCACCTGGTCGATCAGGGAGTCGAGCCCGATCTCATCGGCCATGTCGCTCATCGCGGCCACGGCGGGATCGTCTTCGGTGCCGCCCTCCCAGCTCTGGATGATGAGCTTGGACGCGATGCTGTCGACGACGGCCGGGCACAGATTCTCGCGGCTCTGCTGGAGCACCCAGCGGTACCGGCGGAGGAACTTCGGGCTGGCGAACCGGTAGTAGTGCTCGCCGTCGTAGTAGTCGCCGAACATCGACGTCTCGGTGATCCGGCTCTTCCAGTCCAGGACCGCGGCAAGCGCGTCAGCAGCAGGCATTCGGTCCTCCGTAAGAGCTCGGTAAAAGGAACAACCGCCGGACCCAGGTGGAGTCCAGCGGTTGTGGTGGGCAACGGTCGCCGCCCCGCGAAGGTTGCCCGGGCGAAGACTATCAGTCGTCGGTGCCGAGCTCCTTGCGGGTGGCTTCGTCATCGGTGGTGCTGGGGTCTTCGGGCGGGTTCAGCTCGCCGTTCCCGGCGTCGCTGTACGCCGGGCGCTCCAGCTCCTGTTCCGGATCAGGCGCGGTCGGTTCGTTGTACTCCTGCGGGGTCTCGCTCATCTCCAGCTCCCTGTTCAGTCGGATGTGACGGACGACGTCCGTTTGGAGTCGACCGGCTCAGCAACTGCCAGCATGCACCCATCAGCCAGGTCAGGCGATGGCATCCCGCGTTTCCGCATGTCGTCCTTGGACTCGATCTGGATCTTGCCCTTGCGGTTGAAGACGTACTTGATCGAGCCCAGCTGGCTGGCCAGTTCGTCGTCGGCCGGGTCCAGGTCTACTTCGTCGCGTTCGAACATCTCGCGCAAGTGCCAGTAGGCTTCAGCCCGCAGGTTTATGAAGTGCTTCTTGTCCGACGGCTCGGCGCCGGACTGGATGTCCTGCACCGGGTAGCCGTCTTCATCCAGGGTGTCGACCACGCCGGCCCCGACACCCACGCCGTCGACGTTGATATCTTCGGCGCTGGTGTCCATCCAGGCCTTGACCGCACGGCCGGCGGTGACCGTGGTCCGCTCGCCGTTGCGGTCGCTGTAGATCCGGAACTTTCCACCGGTCCTGGTGATGATCACCGAGTGGTCGGTACCGAATCGGGCGACGTCGACGCCGAGTGTTCGCGGCCAGCCATTGTCCGGGAGCTCCTTGCGCTGGGCCCGTTCGATCCACTCGATGGGGATCAGGGTGTCAACGCTCGACTTCGGGAACAGGCCCAGCACCTTGGACTGGAACAGCGGACTGTCCCGGCCCCACTTCTTCAGCCGGCCTTCGATCCAGTCGGCGTCGACCAGCAGCGGCCGGAGTTCGTCCGGTACTTCTTCACCGGTCAGGTTCGGACTGTCGTAACTTGACACCCCGATGACGTTCCAGTCGCTTCCCGGCTTGCAAGCGTTGTAGAACTCGCTGCTGGGGTTGTCTGGGTTACCGATCGCCACGATGCGGCAGTCGGCGTTCGTGGTGATCGCTTCGGCGCCGGTCCACAGGTTGGCCGGTACGCCGCACGCTTCGTCCAGGATCACCAGCACGTACCGGCGGTGGATGCCTTGGAACGCCTGGTCGTTGTAGTCGCTGGGCTTACGTCCCTGACCGACCAGGATCTTGTCGATGTTCCAGACGTCGGTCTGGAGCACGTCACCGGCCAGCTCGCCTTTGCGGTGCTGCTTGCGGATCTCTTCCCACAAGATGGCGTGCACCTGGTTGTACGTCGGTGCCGTCGTGATGACGATGGCTTCGCCGACCGGGTGGGTGTCGATCCACCAGGCGGCCAGCATCCCGGCCGTCCACGACTTCCCAATGCCGTGCCCGCTCCGTACTGCGGTACGCCGGTTCAGGATGACCGAGTTACAGATCTCGATCTGTTTCGACCACAAGAAGGCCCGGAGCTTGTCCATTGCCCAGGCGGCCGGATCGGTGAGGAAGCTGTCTTCCAGCGGCTTGCGGCGGATCTTGTCCGCGATCTGCTGGAACAGGGTGTCAGTCACAGCAGTGACCCGGCTCCGGGATGTCCCCGCGAAACCGGGCCACTGGTGCTGTGGCCGGCACCGCTGGCCTACTAGGGCCCGTTTCCCCGTCCGAAGCCGAGTACTGGGGGCCTTGTTCGGCCGCGGTGCCGAGTGAATCAGGGGCGACGTCCGTACCAGTCGCTCGAGCAACCGGCGGCGTGTCGTTGCCGGGGGCGACCCGACCAAGCACATCCGCATCTGAGACTAAACCGCACCCAGACGAAGTATCGACAACAGGTACCGACCTCTGATCCTTAGACGGCTCCGCCCCTGATCCGAGATTCACGGTATCAGACGATTGTGAGATTGTGGCAAGTGCCGCGCGACGGACGATGATCGGGAGCCAGCCCAGGCCCTGGAGCACCGGTGGCCCCCACCCGACCAGGCCTCGGTTGAACCAGTTACGCACAGTTTTGATCGGCTTACCAACGATGAGATGGGCCTCGGTCGCGGTCACCCATACCTGCTGGTCCACGATCGCCGGCCGGTCGCCGCACCGGCGGCAGTACACCACCGTGGTGTCACCGGCCCGCAGCAGCTGTCCGCGGCAGAGCTCGCCATCGGGGCCCAGGGGCCGCGGGCACTTTCCGACGGCGAGATCCTGCGGCTCGCCCACTGCCCGGCCCAGATCACGCACCAGGCCCCGGACCTTGCGGTACATGGCCGGCGCTTCGTCCAGCATCACGAGGTTCAGCAAGTTGCGGCTCAGCGCGGTGCACAGGCCTTCGACGTCGTACCCGATGCCCCAGAGCACGGCCCAGTCCTCCGGCCAGCAGGCCCGGAGCCGGGCCACCACCTCGCCACGGTCGGCCAAGTCCACGACGGCTAGCCGGACCGGTGCCGCGCCACCCATGCTGCTGGTCTTGGCGTACGGGCCGGCCACGCGCACCGACCCCGGCAGCCGTACCGAGCCGAGTTCGTCGTACAGCGCCGGGATCGTCTTCAGCCACAGCTTCAGGTCTTCGACACAGGACAGGCACAGCACTTCGGCCAGCAGCAGTTCGTGCTGTTTGCAGCCACCACAGGTAGTCATTCAGTCCCCATCCTGAAATCGTGCTCTAGCCGTCGGCTCCGCCATGTCTTCCGAAAACGGTGTGCAGTCTGATCCGCCCCATCTCCACGATACCGAGCGCTGTTGCCCAGGGCATCGAGCCGTTGGGGTAGACGATCACGACACCAGACGGCTCTACTTCCATGTCGGTGCCGATGTCATTCACCAGCAACACCCAGCCGGCCGGGATGCCTGCGATCTTTTCCGCGGCGTAGTACTTGGCCACCGCGTCGTCGATCGTCTTGGTTATCTCCCGGTCACTGGCGTCGGGTTCCATCAGGCGCCCCGGGTACTGATCCGGACTTTCACAGCGGGTGGACCCTGGGTGATGTTCTTGACGACTTCTACCCTGAGCGTGGTCCAGTCCCAAGTCTCGTTACGTGGCAGGTCTCCGAGGATCTTCCGCATCGCTCGCTGGATGCGGTCCTTGCTGACTGCCTCGCTACCGTCGGCCGGTAGGTCGACGCAACAGAGACCCATCCACTCGCGTGGTTTCACTGCTTCCGCCGGTCGATCTCGTCCTGGATGTACCACTTGGCTTTCTCCAGGTCTTCGATGCTCGAGCCCTTGAGATCGGCCCGCCACACGTACTTCAGCGCGTTGCCCAGGTTAAAGCCCATGTGCCTGGTGATCGTGATGCACTCGACCCCGCTTGGATGGCTGGTGTAGTGCGGCGGGTGATTGACCATGTCCGGTGACTCGATCACGTCAGCCGTATAAGGCCCGTAATGCGGGTCATCAGTTCTCTGTCGGACATACGTCTGTCCGGCCATCGTGGTGTCTTCAGCGGCGAAGAACTGCTCGTCATCCATCAAGCGTCCCGGTTGAAACCGTTGGGCAGGTGCAACCCGCTGCTGATGTTGATCGTCTGGCGCCGGACCGTGAACGTCGGCGTATGCCCGTCCCAGGTGACGTCGATCGGGGGCGGGACCTGGCCGGCGCCGTACCGGCCACTGGCGAAGGCCTGCCAGCCGGTGATGAACCCTTCACGGAACAGGCGCTCCATCGACTCCCGGATACGATCCTGGCGCTCTGCCTCGCTCATCGAATGAACCTCCGTAGCAGTCGCGGTGTGGCAGCAAGGATCTGGGCCTGGACGTCGCGCCTGTTGGGGCGGCCACAGGCCATACAGGTAGCCACTGACGGCAGACGTCCACCGCAATGAAACACCCAGACGTGCGGCTCCCCACCGACCCGGCCACACTCATCCTCACCAGGGCCCTGGGCAGTCTGGCTCACTTGCCGACCTCCGCCCACTCGTGACCGTTGCCGTTGTCAACGACTACGAACTGGTGGCCGGTCTCCCGGTCCCAGCGGTAGCCGAGCTCCAACAACTGGGGGTTCAGCTTCGGCCAGGGCGTGGGGTCGGAGAGCGTCTTGTAATCCACCCACTCCTCCCGGTTGCTAGCCGATACTTCCACCCTCGCTGCCAGTTCTTCGATCAGCTGCTTGGTGGTAGCCAGCCCCAGGTTCGGCTTGTCACTCATCTGTGTCTCCTTTCCCGATCTGCTCGAGCAGACGTGGGAACGTTTCCAACGCCAGGACGCGCTGTTCGTCGGTCAGGTTGAGTGCGTCCAGCATGGCGAAAAACGCCGTACTGATCGCTGTGGACTGGCTCTTCTCGAGCTCGAGCCGTCGTTCGTCGATGCCGGCCTTGATCGCCGCGGAGGATACCGCGGCCAGATGCTTGCGCTCGGTCTGGTACAGGTTCAGCCAGATGTTCGGGGCGGCCTTGAACGTTTTGCCGTGGTTCTTGCCTCCGACAACGTCTTCGGACAGGCCCCAAACCAGGCCGTTCTGATCGATGCCCTTGACAACTTCTGCCAACCAAGCAACGTGGCCCGCAGTACGGTGGATCTCTTGCAGCAAAGCGGTATGAGCGTCAATGACGATAGGGAGACCGTACGTCGCAGCAGCTGCTGCGGTCGCCAGGCGCTCGCCCTGGATGCGGCCACCGACTGGACTCGACCCACCGTGGAGTTTGCACCGCCCGAAGCCAGGGTGGGTGGTACCCCAGCCGGCAGCCTGGCCACAGGTCAGAGCAGCACCGGGGAACGGCTGCTGTTTCTTGGTCGCACCGCAGCGAGGGTAATCCTCATCGGTGCCAGAACCTTTACCGGTCGCCATGAGTGCCCAACTGTCGTCGGACCAGCTCCGCCGCGAAGACCTGCTTCGAAGCCTTGAGCCGGCGCCACGGCGTATCGCCACGCAGATACGCCGCGGCCCGGTCGAACGCTTCCGGATCGTCACGGAGATGGCCCAGCATCCGGTTGCAGGTCGAGCACAGGCGCCCGCGTAAGCACTCGGGACAGCTGTCGGGTCCCGAGCAGTGCGCATGGTCATGATCGTGCGCCAGCGCCTTGCTGGTGCCCGTTGCGCGACGGCACAGCCAGCAGACCCCGCCCTGGAACACCAGCAGTTCGTGGCTCTGGTCCGCGGTGATGCCCCGGGTGCGCAGTACGGTGCTCGCTCGACGGGCTTTCTTCGCCAGCTTCCGGGCCTGACGATCATGAGTCCAGCAGCGGGGACTCTTGCTCCCCGGATCGGTCACGATCAGGCGGGGCTGGCGGTAAACTTCTGGATCTTCCGCCCGGCAGTCGACGCATGGATGTCCTCCCGCGGTCACGACTTCTGTCCCGCCGGCTTGACCATGGGCAGCGTGGTGGTCGCCGGCATCGGCTCCGCGGCGGTCCAGGCCTGGACCTGGAGACCGGCTTCGCTGGCCGGTCCCTTCGGCAGGGTCGCGCCGGCCATCACCACGACGACACCGAGCAACGACACGGTGACCACTTCGAACCGCACGGAGCCATCGGCGTTCTGGGTGAGCCTGAGCTTTTTGTCGAAGGTCTTCATCGGACCTCCCAGCGCTTCGTATGGGAGTGGCGTCCCTTTTCGGAGCAGCCCGGCTTCCAGCACTTGTCGCTGGTGGCGAGTCCGTGGGCCACGTCGGCGGTGACGTACGTCGGGTGGATCTGGACCGCCAGCACCGTGAACGGGTCGAAGTCCGGCACGTGCTCCGCCAGCGACTTCAGCAGCTTGGCTCGGTTGATCGTTGCCACGGTCAGTCCCCCTTCGGTACGAATCGGAAAGTGACCCGGCTGGGTCCCAGCTCGACGTTGCACCGGTAGCCGTTGCGGCTGGCCCACATCTGGGCCGCCTGCCTCACCAGCGAGGGTTCCCGGTCGAAGTCCTCACCCTGGCGGAGGACATGGAACCGCTCATCGGTGAAGTTCCCCCACCGGATGAATTCGTCCACGCGCGCCGCCATGATCGATCACATTACCACATTATTCGCACCCTGGAAGCGTGCTGTAACAGGCTCCAGGCACCCGGTCTTCGCGCCACGGTGCGTTCTTGGTGTCGCGTTTCCAGTGCCGGTCTCCGGCGCTCACTCGGGCGCTGTGGGCTCTCCGCGTCGGGTGACCTGAGACGACGCACGCAACACCCGCCACAGCCCCGCACGCCGGGCAGGGTCGTCCCAGATCGTAATCGTCGGTCGATCGGAGTGGCTGTCCGTCGGGGTGACTGTGGGTAGACATATGAAAGATCCTTTCAATACCGGAACCGATAGAACCGATGCCCAGCATCCCCTCTACGTGAGGATTTCCAACCTGTGGGGGATGGGACGCCTCGGTTCTATCGGTTCCACGCTCAGCGAATTTAGCTACTAGTGAGTTAGGAACGGAATCGAACCGCGACCCACGCCTTAACCTTGACTCCCGAGAGCATGCCACCACCACCCAACCTGGTCGACCGGCCCGGTAGATCGCTCCGGATCGCTATCTTTTTCATCGACAGAGAGTGAACATCCGGCATCCTGGTGGCCAGCAACCGGTCCGACCACGGAGCCTGCCCGTGGTCCTTCAGCCAGTAGTTCAGATCGGTCAGCAGATCCACGCTGGTGATCCAGCTGCCTTGGTCGTACTCGAGCCGGTCGGCCACGTATTCGCCCAGGGTGTCCGACTTGCCCCGCCACTCCGCCGTCGCCGCGTCGACCGGCCCCGGCTCGGGTGGCATGACGCGGTCCCGCTGGTACCACTCACGGGCGCCGGCCACCAGCCAGGCCAGGATGGCTTCGTGCTGCCCGTCCAGGCCTTCCTTCATCCGCTGCCTGAGTCCGGGGTCCGCGGGCCGCACGATCCAGTTCGGCTTCGACGGCTTGCCCGGCAGCAGCCAGGTGTAGGGGAAATCGATCCTGACCAGACGGCGCCAGGTGCCGTGATCGGTCTCGTCCACAGTTGGGGGAAACTGTGTGGACAGGAACAGGCTGTGGGTCGCGTCGAACGTGGCGGAGTCGGCGCGCATGTACCGCGCTTTGATCCTCGGCGTACCGACGGTTTGTTTCAGTCGCGTGGCGTTCAGCCGGCGCTCTTCGGGGGTCTCTTCGATCAGCGCGAGCCGGGCCCCTTTGAAATCCATCAGCTCGGTCGGGTGTGCGTCGTTGCTGGACAGCAGCGCGCGGTGGGAGACCTGGACGTAGTAGTCACCCAGCGCCCGGCCGACCGCGTCCATCATGGAGCTCTTGCCGTTCTCCCCGCCGCCGGTGACCAGCACCAGTTTGTCATCGGGCGTCATGTAGCCGGTGGCCGCCTGGCCCAGCCGCAGCTGCCACCAGTCGTGAGTCTCCGGCGGCAGTGACTCCAGCGACGCCTTCCAGTCGCGATGGTCAGCGCCCGGTACGTACTTGGCCGGCGCCAGCTTGGTCATGTGGAGCTCCGGATCGTGGGGCAGGAGCGTCCCAGTGGTCAGGTCCACCACCCCGTTACCGACGTTGAGCAGGTCGTTGTGGGAGTCGAACTCCTCGGCGTCCACCAAACAGATACCGCGGCACAAGAACTCCAGCGACGTCAGCTTGGCCCGAGTCAGCACGGTCCGCCACCCATCCAGCGCCCGCTTGACCCGGTTCTGGTTCGGTTCCTTGGCGAACTCAGCCACCGCGTCCTGATACCGGCGTACGGCGTACTCGCGCACCGACTCGATCACGGTCTCCGTCCCGCACCGGGCCCACCGCCGCCCGTCCCAGGTCTGCCAGCCACCGAGCCCGGGTGAGTACAGGAACTGGTCGCCCAGCGCGTCGTCGGCCACCGTGGCGGCCAGGTAGGCGTCGGTGAAGGTGGGGTCCTGGACCGTGCCGGAGTTCGGTACGTAGTCGGTGGCCACACTCTCGAGCTCTTCGATCGTCCCGCCGGCCGCGAACCAGTCGTCGGCCCCCTTGACCGCCGCCCCGTGGCAGGTCGGCGGAACGACGATGTACCAGACCGCCGCGGCCCCCTTCGACTTCAGCCAGGTGCCGATCCGCCGCATCGCGGTGAGCACAGAGTCGTTAGATCTGGCGTCGGAGTCGTAGCAGATCACCACCGTCCGGCCCCGGAGCGGGACATCCTCCCAGTCCCCCAGCGTCCCGGTCTTGGACCGGAAGTTGTAGACCCCGGTCAGCGCGACCACGCACCGCCCCCGCGACGTCAGCGCGTCGGCCTTCTTCACCCCTTCAGTGATCCACAGAGGTACGGTCACGTCCCGTACCGCGGCGGCGTTGCGGGGGTGTACGTCCAGCATGTTCGGCGTACCGCGGCGGGAGACGTACTTCAGCGGCTTGCCGGTCGACGGATGCGGCACCGGTTCGGCCGGCTTGAACTGGAAGCTGAGCGCGTCACCACCGCCGGGCGGATACATCGGGATCAGCAACCCCGGGTACGACGTCGGTGGATCGGTCGCGTAGCCGGGCACCCTAGAACGGGTGAGAGTGTCGCGCATGTCCTCGGTGATGGTGAGGTATCCGCGTTCGGCTGCTACCGCCGGGTCGATCGTGGATGCCTGGAGTTCCGCGACGTGCGCGGGCCCCAGAGTCACAGGCTGTCCAGAGGGGTTGCAGAACTGATATCGTTCACGGCGTAGTCGCCTCCAGCGTAGGTGATTCAGGCAGCCCCCCGCTCTACGGATGCGGGGGGCTGTTGCGTTTTCGTACTGTACATCCGGTCAGCCGTTTGACCTCCGGAAAGTCTTGTTGTGGTCGGCAACGGTCCCGCTCCATACCTGTGCGGGATCGCCTTCCAGCCGATCGTCGGAGTGGCGGTAAAGCTCAAGCACGTCGTCACCGCCGCGATAGCCGGAGTCGACCTTCCAGACAGCACCAGGGTCGCGACCATCGGCGAACTCCCAGGTGGACCCCGGTGCCGGGATCTCCAACGCCTGAACGTCGCTAAGCCGGCGAACACTCGGGACGCGATCGAACTTCGCCACCGCGGCCTGTACCCTCTCGACCACTTCCTGGATCTTGGACGTATCGATTCTCATTTCGAAAACGACTCTCGCATCAGCCATGTTGCTTCCCTCCAGCGTGGATTTTGCAGTACCGGCTACCTTGCCGAGTGCCGCAGGTACAGAAGACTACCGGCCGGTCACCGGCATCGTTCAGCTGTTCAGCCACGGCGACGCGGTCGCGTCGTTCCTGCTGTCGCCGCCGTTGGGTCTTCACTCCAGTCTCCCTTCCGGTACAGGTCGGTGAACGTCTCGAGCTCGATCGTCCGGACGTCGTCGGTACGGCGGGACCGGAACGTCACCTTGTTGGCAACGGTTTCCAGTACCACCACCCGGACAGATGGGATCTGCTTGTGATCCCAGGGCTGACCCGGCTTCGGTTTGCCACCCATTTCAACTCCCCAGCGTAGGTGTTGGTTGTTTCACACTAGCAACGATGTTAGATTTTGCACATGGCAAAGGATAAGCACGGAGATGACAAGGCCCTGGACAAGAACGCCAAGAAGCCGAAGGCCGACGATCGCATCCTGGGTCTCGGCAAGTTGATCGGGCGCAAGCCCCCGAAGCCGAAGAAGGGTAAGTGACGATGTACTCCACCGAAGAAGTGACCCTCAGCCTGGCCATGGAGGGAGAGCGTTTCTACCTGGAGCTGGAAGTCCGAACCAACGTGATCCGGTCGGTACTGGTTCGCGAGATCCATTGGTACCGGAGCACCTACGATGACAAGCGGGTGTTCACTCACCTGTTCGCGATCGGCCGGTGGAAGACGAACAACGGCACCCACAGCCAGGTCGATGCTCGAGCCACGGTGAAAGAAGACCAGCTGCCGCCGGCAGTACTGGCCAAGCTGAAGGAACTGAAAGGCAAGTAGATGGCATCCAAGACCATGTCTAGCCAGGAAGTCGCGGAGCTGTTCGGCGTGACGGTGATGACCGTTCACCGGTGGGTCGACGCCGGCTTGTTCGACGTGGCCCCCGAACGGCTCCCCGGCGGCGAGAAGCGCCAGGGCCCGTACGTCTTCGACCGCGACGCGGTCACCGCGCAAGCGAACCGAGAGCAGGCCACCGGGGTATGAAGTACCGGATCACGGTCGCGTCCAGCAGCGTCGGCGGCCGGTCGATCACGCACGACGAAGTTACCGGCGACCTGGCCCGGTTCCAGGTGCTCGAGCAGGGGACGCTGGTCCTGTTCGACCTTGGCGGGAGCCCGGTCCTGGCGTACAGCGCCAACCACTGGAGAAAGATCAAGGTAGAAGAATGAGCCCCTGGCTGCCGCACGACCCAGCACCGGAACCCTGGCCCGAACCGCCACCACCAGACCCGAAGAAGATGTGTTAGACTTTTAACACAAGCCCGACCACGCTGGAGGATCTGATGTTGAAGCTCGGTAGCCCGGAAGAAATCGCCCAGTCGCTTCGTGACGACTTCACCGAATGCATCACTGGTTGCGGCCGGGAGTGGGGTTACGGCTACTGCGGAGAGTTGTGCAAAGTGTGCGCAGCTGAGACCGAGTGAAGTCCCGGCTGCTGGTCACTAATGCGGAGCGGGCGCAACTGTGGGACGTTGTTGCCCGTCTCCGCAAGGCCAACGGTGACAAAGAAGGCGCGGCCATGGCCCGCTGGCAGGCTCGCAGTATCCGAAGCGCGTTCCCTGTAAGGAGATCCAAGTGACCAGCACCAGCAATGGGAACGTGTCCGGTAACAGTGAGGACCGGCGCCGCCGCAAGCTCTGGCTGGTAGAGACGTACCGGGCCGACGTCGATATACTTTTCGTGACGGCTGGACCAGCAGGCGCCTGGGAACAGTCGATCGAGAGGGACCAGAAGTTAGAAGAGTGGGTGTTGCTCGAAGAGCTTCCGCACGCAACAGTTGTCCCTGCCTGCCGTTGCTACCGGTGCGGCAAACTGTGCACCGTCGAGACGGTGACGGCGGACCGCATCATTCCGGGCATTCTTGGCGGCACCTACCGCCGCAACAACATCCGGCCGGCGTGCGGCAGCTGCAACTCCAGGACCGGCGGCAAGCTCGGTGCATCGCGGGTGAAACGGTGAAGCTTACCGGCCAAGAACTCCTGGCCCAGTTGCAGAATCTGACACCTGAGCAGCTATCGCACCCGGTCAAGATCGAAGGGTGCGACTGCAACGGCGATGCTGAATCGGTGACTTTCGAAACCATCCCGGAGTTGTTCACCAATGCCCCGAGAAGTTACGTCTACATTCACCGGGTGCCAGAGTGAAACCGTACTGCGATTGTGTCGGGTCCAAGCGCGGGTTCACCAACGCCAAGTACGACGAAACCGGCGAGCTGAAAGACCAGTGGCTCCACGCGGAATGCTTGCGTCCGGCAAGGAAGATCTTTGATTCGACAGACAGGTGGGCTGATGAGCGAGCCGAGTACTACGGAACCAGTGCCCGACATGACGCGGGAGGAGATCGAACTCGCGATGAAGAAGGCCTTCGAACGCGGGTGGAAGATGTCCCGCGAGTGGCCGAATCACAACGCGTACGATCTGGAAGTGAAGTGGGCCAGAGCCGTCGGGACGAAGGTACCCCAGCCGCTGCTTCCATACCTGAAGTTCGCACCCCGACACAACCTGGACCAGTTCCGGTGAATGCCGCACGTGACTCGATCCTGTACCCACCGGTGGTTTTCGACATCGAAACCCATTCGGTCAACGAGATGTACGCGCACAAGCCTGACGACTTTCACCGGATCGGTGCGACGCTGGGCCTTGGTGCCGGCGACGTGCCCCGGCTCCACGACTCGTACGACGCGATGATGTCCGATCTCGAGTACCGGTCACTGCTGATCGGGCACAACGTCTTGGCCTTCGACTTCCCGGCGCTGAGCCGCGGCTTCGACCTGCTGGCCAAGACACGCGCCCGGGAGATCATCGACACCTGGACCCTGGCTACCGTGCTCGACCCGGCGCCGGTCAGCTACGTCAACACCGGCGGGGTGACGGTATTCCCGGACACCCCGGAGCGCCTGAAGAAGTACTACGCGCTCGACAACCTGGCGCACCAGTACGGCGTACCGGGCAAGAGCCACGATCTCAAGCAGTTGGCCAAGGAACACGGCGACCCTGACGCCTGCTGCCAGTTCGGCACGATCCCCACCACCAACCCGCAGTACCGCGACTATCTGGCCCATGACGTACTGGCCAACCGCACCGTACTGGGTGAGCTGCTGGGCCGGTTCACCACCGACGGCAAGGTGACGGAGTACGCCTGGCGGGAGATGCGCGTGGCTGCGGTGTGCAGCCAGATCAGCCAGAACGGGTTCCGTCTGGACAAGCAACTGACCCAGGCCCGGATCGACAACAACAACGCGATTCAGGCAGACCGAGTCCAGATGTTGATCGATCGGTACGGGCTGCCGACCACCAACGCCGCGGGCCAGCCGGCCGCCAAGCCCACCGCTACCAAGGGCGGCAAGGAAGCCATTCTCCGGGCGCTGTACGACTACGGCGTGGACTACGCGGACGTCCCGAAGACGAACAAGGGCCAGCCCAGCTTCGGCGGCGAAGGCCTGCTCGAGCTGGCAAAGAAGTACCCGCAGGCCACGCCGGTGCTGGAAGCAGTGAGCTCGATCCAGGGCTTGCGCACGGTGTACCAGACGGCGTTGGACAACTGCCACGTCGACGGGTTCTGTCACCCCGATATCTACTACCTTCAGGCGTCGGGCCGGACATCGATCCAGAACCCCGGACTGACGGTGTTCGGGAAGCGGGGCGGCCGGCATCACGAGCGGGAGGTGTTCACCGGTGACGTGCTGCCGGAGGAAGACGACGACTTCCATGTCCTGTTCTCGGTCGACTTCGCCCAGATCGATGCGCGGTCGGTCGCCGGGCTGAGCCAGGATTACAACTACCTAGACAAGTTCCTGGATGGTCGCGACCTCCATATGGAAAACGCTCGAACGGTGTGGGGGCCACAGGCAACGAAGCAGCACCGGGAGATGGCCAAGCCGATCGGCCACGGCTGGAACTACGGCATGGGGCTGGGGAAGCTGGGTCTGATTGCCGGGCCGGACATCGCGCGGCAATTCATCCAGTCAATGGAGCGGGATCACCCGCGGCTGGTCCAGTGGAAGCGTGAGCAAGCCGATCTGGCAGAGCGCTACGGGATGCTCGACAACGGCTTCGGCCGCCTGATGAAGGCGAACCGGGACCGGGCCTGGACCCAGGGACCGGCGCTGATGGGCCAGGGCGCTGCCCGGGACCTGGCGTTCCACGCGATCCTGCGGATGGACGACTCGGTGGTCCGGATGATCAAGGCTTTCGTGCACGATGAGCTGGTGTTCTCCGCTCCGCGATCGATCGCCCGCGAGGTACGCCAACACGCTATCGAGTGCATGACGTTCAGCTGGTGCCCGCCCGGAGCGACCCGGCCAGTGGACATCATCGCTGACGCAACTGACTTCGGCTTGCGCTGGGGTGCCCTGTACGGATAGGATGTTAGTAGTTTAACAATCGCTGGAGGGGCAACCGTGAAAAACTTCGTCATCGCTTCCGTGGCCATCGTCGTGTCCGTGTTCGTCGCCGGCTTCGTCTGCCAGGCGCTGGGCTTCGGCCAGGACCCGGCACAGCGCGGCACCTGCTACGGCGCCCGCTGCTGATGGCCCGGCGCGCGGTACTGACCAAGAAGAAGCGTGGGGACGGCGTCAAGGCGCTGGTCTACCACGTCCACGACACGCTATGGGGCTGGTGGTGCCCGGAGTGCACTGGTGACGAAGGCCCGATCGTGAGCCGGGAGTCCTACAGCAACAGGGGAAACGCACAACGCGGGGCAGTCGATCACGAGAGAGCGGAGCACGGACTGTGATCCCCGGGTTGCAAGAAGCCATCGACCGTAACCGGGCCGGACTAGAAGACCTAGTCGACCGGCGATGGCATGACGTCCAGATCCCTGTTCAGACAGGTGAAGTAATGGACGAAATCCTCTTCACCATCGTTTGGCTGACCCGGCGTCAGTACGCTTTGCCCGCCCCGTGGGCGATTCGGGAGTACGTGTACCGGGCTAACGTCTTGGTGCACGATTCCGATCCGGAAACCCCACTGGTCTTCGGTGAGTGGAAACATTGGTACCGGTACCCCAGCTGGGCCCAGCCCGAGATCCCGCCCCACGAAGACTGGAGTTGGCGATGAAAGCCGAGACTCTGGCCAACATCCTTCGCCAGCTTGCTGAAAGGCACAACGCACACGGAAACCTGTTGCCTGCCGGTGAAGACGCGGTGCCGTACGCCATCGCGGAAGCCTTTACCGAGTTAGCCGATGAGCTTGAATTTGTGGAGGACCAGTGAAACTCCGCGCCTACCAGCACGAAGCCATCGAAGCCATCACCAAACACTGGGTCACCGAAGGCGGCCCGGCCGCGGTGGTGCTGCCGACCGGCGTCGGTAAGACGGTGATCTTTTCCGAGCTCACGCGACAGCTGTTGCCGGAGCACCGCATCGTGATCCTGGTGCACCGCGAAGAGCTGGTGACCCAGACCGTTGCCAAGCTCCACGCGATGGGAGTTCGCGACGTCGGCGTGGTGAAGGCGGCCCGCAACGAAATCGAAGCGCCCGTAGTGGTGGCCACGGTCCAGTCGCTGTACGGCGGACGCGACATCGGACCCCGGTCCGTCGTCGTCGCCGATGAACTGCACCACTTCGCCAGCAAGCAGAACCGGGAGCTGCTGACCCGGCTCGGTGTGATCGGCGGCACCACCCTGGCCGCCGGCTTTACCGCCACGTTCAGCCGCACCGATTCGGCCAAACTCGGAAACGACTGGTCTGTGGTGATGGAGCGCGACGTCCAGTGGGCCATCGAGCACGGCTACCTGGTCGACGTCGAAGCCCGGACCGTCGTCGTACCGGACCTGGACTTGTCCACAGCGAAATCTACAGCTGGGGACTACACCGACCAGAGCCTGGGCGCGGCGATGGAGGCGAGCTCGGCAGCCGAGCTGATCCCGGTGGCCTGGCGCAAGTACGCCGAAGGCCTGCCCACGATCCTGTTCGCCCCGTCGATCAACAGTTGCAACCAGCTCGCGCTGGGCCTGTACCAAGCCGGGATCAGCACCGAGACGGTCTTCGGTCACACCCCGACATCCGAGCGCCAGGCGACGTACGAACGGCTCCGCGGTGGACAGACCCAGGTACTGGCGTCGGTCGGCGTACTGACGGAGGGGTTCGACATCCCGGCCATCAGTTGCGCGATCATGGCCCGGCCGACGAAGAGCCGCGGTCTGTGGCAGCAGATGGCCGGCCGCGCGCTCCGTCTCTTCCCGGGCAAGGAGAAGGCGGTCCTGTTGGACATCACCGGCGACGCGGCCAACCACTCGCTGGCCAGCATCACCGACCTGACCCAGACGAAGACCGACGGAGCCGAGACCAAGCAGACCGGCCCGGCGCTGTGTTCCTGCTGGGAGCTGCCGACCCTGTCCTGTTGCAACGACGGCGAGACGAAGATCGACTGCCGCCGGAACAAGGAACTGGGCCGATGCACGTGCACTTGCGCGTGCGACGTTGTCACCGAAGAAGCAATCGAGCTGGTGCGTGGCGAGCACGACATCGAAGTGGACCTGTTTGCCGGGTCGACGTCGGTCTGGCTCCGTACCGCGGCCGGTATCTGGTTTATCCCCACCAAGGAACGGGTGTGGTTCATTGCCCGGCGCCGGGAGGAGCCGGACCTGTACTCCGTCGGATACACCGGCGGGACCCGGTCGATGGTGGGTGGCAACTTCGCCATCGGCAGCCTGGACCAAGCCGCGGCGATGATGGTGTGCCAGGACTACGCGGAGAACGAGGACCCTTCCGTCAGCAGCCGTACGGCGGACTGGCGCAAGCGCGCGGCCAGCAAACAGCAGCTGGCGTTCGCCGGCCAGTTCGGGCTGCCGGTCGAAGAAGGCATGAGAAAAGGTCCCGTTTCGGACATCATCAGCCGGTACTTCGCCAGCGTGACGCTGGACCCGAACGTAGGGGTCTGGATTGCCCCCTAATGTGGTAATGTGAGCTTTGCCCGGTAGCGATAAACCTTTCACCTTAACCGTAATCAGAAGCGCTACCGGGTGCCGGCCCGCTGGATCTTCAGGGAACACGCATCCCAGCGGGCCACCCATCCACCGAGCGAGAGACAGGAGACCAAACCATGACGCTCGGTACCTTCACCCCCCGTTCCCGCGTAGCCGGGGACAAGCTCGACCTCCGCCAGCAGTGGGTCTACAACCGCCCCTACCTGGTACAGCCGGTCGAGTACAGCGACAGCTTCCAGTCGAAGATGGCCAACAACGGCCAGGGCGCGACGATCGAAGCTGTCTGGTTCGACCTGATGGACGTCCAGACCGGCCAAGTGCTGATCAACGTCCTGACTACCAGCGGTGCCCTGGTCGACAATTTCAAGAGCGCTGTCGGTTCCGGCACCGTGCTTCCGCTGAAGCTGACCCGTGTGGCCGGTGGCAAGTTCGGTGGCTACGCGGCACCGGTCGAACTCGAGCCGGCCGAAATGGCGGCTGCAAACCAGGCCTACAACAACTGGGGCATGGTGGCCCAGGAGCGCGCCCGTCGCGAGCAGGCAGCAGTGGCCGCGGCCGGTAACACCGGTTTCGGCGGTCAGCCCCAGCAGGGGTTCCAGCAACAGGCACCGCAGAACCAGGGCGGGATGTTCGGCGGCCAGGCCCCCCAGCAGAACCAGGGCGGCTTCGGAGCACCGGCGTCCAGGTTCGAACAGCCCGGCGGCCAGCCCCAGTGGGGCAACCAGCAGCCGAACCAGGCGCCCGCTCAGGGTGGCGGCTTCGGCGGCCAGGTGCCTCAGCAGGGGTTCCAGCAGCAGGCCCCGGCACAGCAGGGACAGTTCGGGGGCCAGGTGCCCGCTCAGGGCTTCGGGAACCCGGGCCCGGCCAATGACCCGTCCCAGGGTCAGTTTGGCCAACAGGCCCCGCAGGGTGGCCAGTTCGGTGGCGCCCCCGCGCAGCAGGGGTTCCAGCAGAACCAGGGCCAGTTCGGTCAGCCGACACAGGACCCGAACCAGGGTCAGTTCCAGCAGCCCGCTCCCGGCCAGAACAACCCGGCGGCCCAGGCCGCGCTGAACCAGCTCAACAGCGGCCAGTTCCAGTAACACCCACCCCGGCGGGAGCCAGTCGTAATCTGGCTCCCGCCCCTTCGTCTCAGGGAGACAGCAGTGCCCAGAACCAGGAACGAATACACCGCGGTCGCCGGGGCGGAGAAGCGTCTTCGTGATCTGCTGGCACCGGCCGCCAGTGGTGAGCTCGAGCTGAACGACATCGTGGCCGCGCTGACGGCGGGGGCGACGATCGAATACAAGCCCCGGCTCAAATCCATCGTCGTCACGCTGCCCATCCCGGAGCCGGCGCCCGAACCGAAGCTGGGGAAGTTCGCACCAGTGCCGGTGACGGATGAGTACGACCCGTACCCGGGTGAGGAGTCGGCAGATGAGCCCGTGGGCTGACGAACCCCACCCGGACGACCCTCGCGGCGAGCTCGGGAACGACGGTCTCACCGACGAAGAGCGCGCGGCTGGTCTGGCTCCGATGTTCGAACCACCGCTGGTCATCGACAGTGGGGCGAAGTGCAGTTGCGAGCGGTTGGATTCTGTTTGCAAGATGCACAACCCTTTGGGTTGAGCGTCGCCCCTGCTTCCTGTCCCGGGAGCGGGGTCGGTGCTGAACCGATAGGAGATTATTGCCCATGGCAAATATCAAGGAACTGATCGAGCACGTTGCAAAGAAGCACTGGGAATACGGCCAGGGTGGGGTCTGGGATCGCCCCGACAACGCACCCGATGCACCATTCCCGGCGTACGCCGACGACACCAACAAGAATCAGTTCAGGGCCTACGCCACCCGATTGCTGGAAGATGCACCGATTCTGGCTGACGTGATGCGAGACGAAGCGCTCCGATCGCTGTTGTCGTATTGCGAAACTAAGGCAGAATCAGAGCCTGAGGACTGGCAGATCTATGCCGACATAGCCGAAAAGCTCAAGGGAATCCTGGACGGCGAAGCGTGACCGTACTGGGCACGTTCTCCCCGGTACCGGTCAACGTCAAGGCCCGGGTCGGGCAGCGTGGCGGCAACAACCCGTACTCGGAAGCGCTTCGGGAACTGATCATCGCCCAGATGACCGAGGCAGCGAACGGTGCCGCGCGAAACATCCAGAAGGCCATCGGCCCGTCGGAGATCGGGGAACCGTGCACGCGCCAGGTCGCGTACAAGGTGGCCGGGGTGGCGAAGAACCCCAGCTGGCTGGACCCGTTGCCGAGCATCCGCGGCGTGGCCATGCACGCCTGGATGGAGGACAACCTCCCACGCGATCAGTGGGACCTAGAATGCAAGCTCGACTGCGGGGCCGGCGTCATCGGCACCAGCGACGCCTACCACCGCCCGACCAGGACCGTGGTCGACTGGAAGTTTCTCGGTGCGACCCAGCACAGTGAGTACGCCAAGGGCTACATGTCGGAGAAGTACGAAATCCAGGGTCACACCTACGGCAATGGCTGGGTGAACAAGGGCTACGTCGTCGAGCGGGTGGCGCTCGCGATCTTCGGAGCAACCAAAACGCTCCAGGATCTGTACGTCTGGTCCGATCCGTACAACCCGGCCAAAGCACAGATGGCGCTGAACCGGCTGGGCCAGGTCCGGATGTACGTCGCCGGCACCGGAGCCAGCGACGCCAACCGTGCGCCCCTGCTCCAGATCGCAGCCAAGCCGGGATCGGGATGCTACTTCTGCCCGTACAAGGGTTCCGCAGGACAGGGCTTGTGTTGCGACGCCAAGTGATGTTAAAGTTTTCACATGCCGACAACGAAGAACCCCCGCCATCAGCAGATCGAAGTAGCCAAGATGCGCGGCGAAGGCCGGAAGAACCAGCCGATCGCCACCGCCGAAGCCCTCTACCCCGACGACACCGAACTGGCCAACGCCTTCCGTGAAGGCTGGAACCGCAAGCGCTGATCGCTGGGACTCCTGGACCGGGAAACCGGTCTGGGTCTCTGAACGATCGGACCTGAACTAGGAAAGGGTTTTCCATGCAATTCACGATCCCGGCTAACTGTCCCGAATCCGTCTGGGGTGACATGTTTTGGCCGTTCTGCAACTGGCTCCAGGCCAATGGTGTGGACCCGGCGTACATCGACGGCACTCAGCTGCTGACCGTGACAGATGTCCTGATCTCCGGAACGGCCAAGCCCTTCGGTCCGTTCCAGGTGGATGTCACCGCCCCGATGAGCCCGGCCATGGGTGCGTCGCTGATGGGGATCTTCTTCAGCGACACCAGCACCACGGACGCCGAAGCCGTTCCGATGGACGATATGGCGCACTTGTACCAGCAGCTGGCCACCGCTCGCCGGGCCGCAGCCGACGCCAAGAAGTCAGCGGACGAAGCCCGGGACCAGATCTTGGCCCGGCTCCGCGAGTCCGGCAAGGAGTACGGCGCCATCGCCGGACAGCGGGTGCTGTACGCCAAGGTCATCCCGAAGTCGTACTTCAACAAGGCGGAGTGTGCGGCCGACAACCCGGGCCTGATCGAGAAGTACACCACCGAGCGCACGGAAACGCGGCTCGAGATCCTGTGACTTTGGAACGCCTGACGTTGGTCGCGTTATCGGTCGCCGTCGTAGTCTGGATCGCCGTAATCTTCACCATCTAAGGGGAAAGTCATGAAACGTGCACTGGAAACCGTCAACTTCATCCGGGCCGCGAAGGTTATCTTCCTGGCGCTGGGTCTGATCTTCGGTATCGCGCTGATGATCATCGGTCTCACCCACACCGTGACCGTGGGCCTGTTCCAGAAGGAGACTCAGGTTCTGTGGGGAGTGGTTGAATTCGGCGCCGTGCTCACTGGCATGGCTTCGCTGGTGTACGTCGTACTGTCCTGGATGGAGCAGTCGTTGCTGGCACTGGTGATGATCGCCGGTCCGGTCGACGCACAGAAAGCGCTGGACCGGCTGAAGAGCTTCGACGAGCACGCTGACCAAGCGATGAAGCTCGGCTACGCGGCCGATCACACTGAAGCATGACCCACCGAAGCGGTACCGGACACCTGGATGCGGGGCCGGTACCGCTTCGGTTGGTCAGGTAGACCAGCCCTCAACTGGAGGTATTCAATGCGTACCAAGATTCTCGCGATCCTGGCAGTCGCCAGCGTCGTGTTGCTGGGTGGCGGTTCTGCTGCCACGGCGAACCCCGGGGACGGTCCGTACCGCGGTGGCTCGAGCTTCGTCGACAACACCCTGGGCCAGCAGGACATCTACACCGGCACCTGGGACTACCTGCTGTCGCACAACGCCGACGGCTCGGTCTGGCAGAACACCCTGAACGACAGCATCGTCACCGAAGCCAAGCTGGCGCCGGCCGTCCGGACCAAGCTCAACACCGTCGGCACTGGTGCACAGGGGCCGAAAGGCGACACCGGACCGGTGGGACCGCAAGGATCCGTCGGCGAGACCGGAGCCACCGGTCCGAAGGGCGACACGGGACCTGCGGGTGACCCGGCAACCGATGTCAAGGGTGGCCTGGGACTCAGTAAGTCGATCGCTGAGACCACCGTCGAGCACATCGGCGGGCCCTTCGCAGCCAACGCCACCACCCTCGGAACCTTCTCGCTGACGCCGGGCACCTGGCTGGTGAACACCACCGCGGTGTTCAACCGCACTGAAGCTGCCGCGGCCGACGCACCGAAGACGCTTCCGCAGCTGGCCCTCCGCTACCCCGGCGATGCCGGCACGATCATGGGCAACGACATCTCGGGCACCGTCGGCCGGGAGCTGATGGGCGCTACTACGAAGATCGTCACCGTCACCGAGACCACCACCGTCACGGCGTACGGGTTCGGCTACAACTCCGACGGCTCGGCGTACGCATCGGGCAAGATCACGGTCTCCGCCCAGATCGACGCTGTCCGCGTCGGCTGACCAACCCCACTTACCAGAGCCGGGCCCTTGCCCCTGGGGCCCGGCTCTCTTCTCTCGCTGGAGGTAACACCATGCTGGTCAAGGTAAAGACGATCTTCTCCGGGCAGGCGCTGCCCTGGGCCCAGTGTCTGGGTGTCGACGACGAGACTCCGTGCCCCGACGAATGGGTCTGTCCAGAAGGGCCGGACACCAAGCAGGCGGCCAAGGACCACGCCGGGGAATCGGTCGGGCATCGGGTCCGCGTCGTGCGCCAGGCGATGGAGGTTTACAAGGCGGAAGAGCAGAAGTGATGGACCAAGACGGGCTGATTATCTTGGTCCGGAAGCTGACCGAGGAAGCTTCGCACGCGCCCGAGTGCTACATCACTCCCGACGACACCCACTGTGAATGCGTCGTCGGCAAGATCCGGGATGCCTTGCCCCGGTGCAACTACAGCGTCACCGTGCACGGGTCCCCGACCGTCTATCAGTGCCTGAGCATCTCCCACCCGGACCAGCCCTGGAAACATTTCATGACAGGAGACAAAGATGTCCAAGCCGTTAACAGTTGAACGATTCATCGAAGCTTTCCGTCTGGACATGGGCTGGAAGTGCGAGCCGGGAACCCGGATCACCAACGACCTGACTGAGTTCGCGACCGAGCGACTGGGATCGGAGCGGGACATCCTGGAACTGCTGACCATTTTCAAGCTCTCGCACGGCATCGCTGCCGGAGAGATCAACAACTGCGACGCGATCGAAGCCCTGTGATGCCCCGGTACAAGGTTGATTCCCAGATCGCTGTCTGGATCAAGAACCGGTGCCGTCGGCAACGGATGGGCCTGCCGGTTGACTCAGCGGCCATGTTCGCCGACCGCATCCGGAGCCTGTACGCCCGGATGCTGAATGCAGAAAAGCGGCCGAACCCGAGTCGGGTCCGGCCGCATCTCCACTTCGTTCGTACTCTCCGGATCTGGTCCGGGATCGGTACCGCTCTCGAGTCAGGGAGTGGCGCCCGGGACGATCTGGACCGGGTCCCCGTTCGGGATGTTGGCCGCAGCGGGGCCGGCGACGATGGGCCCGGTATCGCCCGGGTGACTGCCACCCGTGTCGGTCTGCGCCGCCACCAGGTCACCGGGGACCGTGGTGCCGAAGCTCGCCCCCGTGTTCGGGTTCGCGATGCCGAGCCCCAGTGCCTTGGCGACGGTCACGGCGGTGGTGATGAGAATCGGGGCCCAGAACTTCCAGTCCCCCAGCATCGACATCTCAAAGCCGTTGCCACTCGCAACGACTCCGACGAACACCGCCACGAAGGTGGACAGTACCCGGTCCGCGAAATCCTTCAGAAACGCTTTGCTGAACACGATGAAACTCCAATCAGCGGATCACGTATCCGCGGGTTCGCAGGAAGCTAGCCGTCTTCGGGCCGAAGACACCGTCCTGGGTCAGGTGACCGTTGACCTGAATGATTTTGATGGCGTAGACCAGGTACTCCGAAGCCTTCGCCCAGTCGCCGTCGGCAACTGCTTTCCACATCGCCGGCCGCGTGGTCTCGCCCATCTTCGGGTAGAACCAGACGGCGATGTTCATCACCTGGTAGCAGTCGCTCAGGCAGGCGTCGGAGACGCCGAGCTTGTCTACCGCGAGCCGGGTCACACACGCCGTGGTGATCGTGATGTCCTGGTCGGTGAACATCTGTGCGTGGGCCGCTTTGAACGACTCCCAGTTGCCACCGGAGTACAGCGGGCGGCCCTTGTCAGGACCGTTGTTCGCCAGCCCGTTTCGGTGGTTCCGGTACGCCGTCCATTGGCGCTTGGCGCCGGCCGATGCATCGGGGCAGTCGAGCGCTTCACAGTGGATGTGCCAGGGCCAGTCGCCCTCATCGGGGTTCCGCAGCCATGCCGCGAATCCGACCGCGCGCAACGCGACCACGGCTTCGTCGCGCTGAGCATCGGTCAGCCCGATGGCCCGGATGTCCAGCGCTCCGCCGCCGTCGTGCGTGCCGGCCGACGCGGCGACGCCTCCCTTGTTGTAGCCGCCCTGGGTGATGTAGAGCGCCACTCCCGTGAGCTTCCTGGCCGTGACCAGCATGTCTCGGGATCGGGCGTCGATCTTGTGCCCTTCGAAAGTGATTGCCGTCATGATTTCCCTTCCAGCGTTAGGGAGTATCGGCGAGACACTCCGCGACTTTTTCGCCCTCCGGATGTTCGATGCTGACCGATGTCCGTTCGGCGATGGTGTACCCCACCGGGCAGATCGGACCGGTATCGCCCTTCGGACCCACGGGACCAACCGGTCCAGCTGGTCCCACCGGACCGTCGTCACCCTTGGCGCCTTGCTGCCCCTGTGGGCCAACAGGCCCAGTATCCCCCTGCGGACCGACAGGACCGGTATCGCCCTTCGACCCCGCGGGACCAGAAGGTCCTATTGGGCCCGTCTTCCCGACGCACCCACCCAGCGTCAGGACACAGGGCGGGGTGATTCCCGACTTGCCGATCGGGCCCGGCACCCCCGCCGGACCTGCAGGTCCGCGAGGGCCGACAGCACCTGCAGGCCCCCGTGGTCCGGGCGGCCCCACTGCGCCCGCCGATCCCGGCTTGCCCGGGTCACCCTTCGCTCCGGCCGGACGCTCATCGATCTGCTTGGCCTTCCCGCAAACGTCGCCGAACAGCTGCCGGGCCTGGACCGGGTTGCTGGCACAAGCAGCGGCCACCTCGCCGGCCAGTCCGGACAGGGTCTGGTCCGACGACTTGGCCTTGTCCGATCGGTCACCGGCGTACAGCCCGAGAGCGATGATGATCACCGCTATCAAGATTGCCGCCAGCAACATCGTGAGCAGGAAGCGCCAGCTGATCATGCCGCGGCTGGGCGGCAGCGGGGCCCGTCGGTCCACTGGCGGCCGGGGCCCTTCCGGCGGTGTCTCCAGGTGAGTCGTCATGGCTTCAAACGCCTTCCGCTTTTCGATCGGGGCCGATCCGGGGGCGGGTAGTCGAGTACCGCGTGGACGTCGACCGGTGGTTCTACCGAGCGCTGGGTGTAGTCATCCAAGAATTTGTTAACTACTCCAATTGCTAGACGTCGCCACCAGCGCAAGTCTTCCAATTCGTCGTAGTCGACTAGGTACTGGTCCGCCCGCACCTGGGCCATTTGCAGCAGATGTGCATTTCTCATCTGCCGGAACTTGATCAGTAAACCTCCGACAGCTGCTACCAAGGTAGCTAAGCCAGTGAATACCGCGGCAAGAATCCCAGCGTCGGGAAGTTCCATGGCCGGACCTCCCCAGTTGGTTTAGAAGAACGCTTCGACGATCACCACACCAGCAGCCCCGACGCCACCGATCGTGACGCCCTGGGCCGGGCGACAGGCGCCGCCACCGCCACCGCCGCCGAAGCCCTGCCCGGCGCCACCGACACCGCCCTGGGTGGTAGCTCCGGCCCGGCCACCCATGCCGAGCACCGAGTTACCGCCGCGGGCCGGCCAGGGTTCCGCGTTGCCGGTCCGACCGACGTCGCCGTCCATGCCGTCGATGTTGACGCTGCCGCCGGTTCCTGAGCCCCCCTGGCCACCGTCGGCTGCCGATGCGGCTCCAGTGCCCGCGACCACGCCAAGGCCTCCAGCGGCCCCAGCGCTGGCGGACAGGAAGGCACCGAAGGCTGACGCGCCACCAGCACCAGCCGCCGCTCCGCCGACTCCCACCGTGACCGTGGTGCTGGCCGTGAGCGAGCTCGCCGGGATGATCTCCTCGGCGTACCCGCCACCGCCACCGCCACCGCCCGCGGACGCCTGGGCCGATACCGTGGTCGGCGCCGTTCCACCGCCACCGCCACCGCCCACCAGGCGCACCTTGACGTACCGGCAGCCGGCCGGCTTGGCGAAGGTGCCGCTGGTGGTGAACACCGTGGTGGTCGGAACCGTGTCCATCCGCAGGAGTACCGCGTCGGTCGCTTCGGCCAGCGCTTGTTCGCTGGTGTGGATAGCGGGCGGGTCCCCGGCCTGAAGGTACGGAATTGCGTAATTCGAAGTTGCGCCCGGCATGGTTTCTCCTAAACCGTCGAACGGTAGAACGCCATTGCATGCGCGAATACCGTGTTATTTGCGTTGGCCGCCCATGCACCAGCGTTGCTGTGCGCGCACCGGGCCTCAATCGTGAGTGTCTTGCTTCCTGCGGTCAGTCCGGACAGCAGATTCCGCGTCGATGCGTAAATCGGGTGCCGGTCCTGCCAGAGAGTGTTGCCGGTCGGTGCCAGTGGCTGACCGGGAGCACCGCCGCTGCCGCCGTTGACGCCGACGGACAAGAAGGCGAAGTCGTTGGAGACGCTGGGGTTGGTGATCTGGCCAGACGCGGTCACCATTACCAGCGCCTGGTCCGCCCAGTCCGGAACCGTCAGGGTCGCTGACCCGACCACCGTCATCACGCCAGAGCCGGCAACAGCAAAGTTGCTGACGGTGAATCCGGTCTGGCCGTAGTCAATCGCGGCTGACCCGTAGTCGGCGCTTCCGGGTTTGACCACGCGGCCGATGATCAGCATCGAAGAGCCGGCAGCCAGCAACGCCACGACGTGGCCGGCCTGGAGCCGGACCGAGTCGTTGCTGTTGAGCATCGGGAGATTCTCCAGCAGAGCACCGCCGACATTGACGACGTTCTCACCGGTGCTGGTGTTCCAGGAGACCACAAGCCCCTGCCGGTACCGGACCAGCGATTTATCCGGCGGTTGCTGGGTCAGCAAGGGGACAAGATCTTCTTGCATCAGCGGGTACAGCGGGGGGATGTAGAGATCGGTCACAACGGCACCTCCCCTACCAGGATCTTCGGCTGCTGCCGAGTCTCGATCGACTGCGCCCCGGCACCTACCCCGATCGGATGCCGAATGGTGTCGATGATGTGCTTCTCCGTCTGGAGGCTCAGCGACCGGGCCCGGTCCGGGTACGACACCGCGATGATGTCTTCCGGCTCGAGCGCCGGGTTCGGCACCAGCGACAGCACCACTTTGTACGGCAGCCCCAACTGGGTCTTCAGCCGCTCGGTCCCGGCCGTCACCGCCTGGGCCTGAGTCACCACCAACGGCGAGCTGTAGAAGTCGGGTACCTTCCCGAACCGTCCGCCGTACCGCGTCGGAGAGTTCTCGCTGTAGTCGGCCACCACGGCGTACGCCGGAGTATTGGTGTCGGCCCCTTCGCCGGTGCAGACGACGGCATTGAACACTCCGTCCCTGGTGAGGTTCCGGGACATCGACACCATGACTCCGTTGCCCCCAGCATCGACTGTCCAGGAAGCCACCCCGGTGATGTCAGGCCTGGTCCGGAACAGGCATACCCCGCGGTAGTCGAAGAAGACACTCTTCCCGACCGAGTCCGCTAGATCCTTCAGCGCTCCGTAACGGTCCTGCTCGACCACCAGCGGGCGGCCGATCACCGCATCAGCGACGGCCGGATCGTCCCACTCGACCACTGCTTGCGGGCCCAGGGCATCCTGCACCAGGAATTCGCTCAGTTGCCGCCGCGTCATCGTCTGCGAGAACTGCTGTGGGCGAATGAATTTGGAGTCGATCACCCCGGCCATGCGGTCGGAGCCGGTGATGGTGACCGGTCCGTCCGGGACGATGTCTTGTTGCGGGGTGTTGATTCGGTAGTACCCGAGTCCGACCCACACCGTTTGACCGTTGCCGTAGGCAAGGCCTCGCTCGATGTAGATTTCGTTGCCGTACGGCGCCAGGTGATCGGTCGCCGACTTCGGCCAGGGTTCGGGAACGGTCAGCGTCAGCGAGCTCCGGATATCCGCGGTGGACGACTGGCTCACTTCCCCGTTGCTGTCGACGATATCGATCAGATCGCCATCGGGCTGGACCCCGGTCTGGTACGTCGTGATGACCCGGGCCCGGAACACTGGCCGGTGCGATCCCCGCAGCGTGCGAAGGAAGATCGCATCCACTGCACGCATCAGGGCACCACAGTGGTGACCGGTGCTGCTGTGTGTTCGAGCACCGCCGCGCATGTCGCGTTGCCGGCAACCACCGCCGAGCAGGTGGCGTAATCAGCGACCAATGCCAGACAGGTGTACGTCGAACCGACAACGTCCGGCGGCGGAGCGGCCCCGGTCGTCAGCGGAAGGGACCAGATCCGGTCCCCCGACGTGGAGTTGGGCGCCTTCCAGGTGACGTCCCCGACACCGTAGTAACCGCCGCGCATGCACGTTTCGTCGTACGGCAAGTGGATGAAGATGATCTCGGCCGTCGCCAGCAGGTATTCCATGTCGAACTCTTCGGCCGGCCCGAACGTCCGGATCTCCATCCCGAACTCCGGTGCCGTACGCCGGTCCGACGTGATCACCGGGTTGTCCCGGTTGACGATCGGAAACACCTGCTGCCGCGCGGCCCGCTTGATCTCGGTCACGGACCGGACAGTGATCTTACGATTCAGGAATGGGGCCGCGGGCACCTTCATCCAGATACTGTCCAGATCCTGGGTGATCGTCGCTGTGTAGGTGTGATCCAGCGTCACCATCTTGTACTGGATCGGAACACCAGCAGGGAATTCGTAGTCGTCGACGTTGAAGCTTCCGCCGGAGTACGGGGCGTCGAACCCGCCCCGTACTACGTCGAAGGACAGCCCGCCGTTGGTGGATCGGGTCACCATCACTTTGGTACCAGTGGCACCGAGCACCGTTCCAGCGAGACGAATCCGCGACAGGACCGGGTCATACGTGGCGGTAAGGCCCATGGTGTTACCTCCGTGTCGCGGCCTGCTTGGTCGCAGCGTTGCTCGACCTGATGACCTGTTGGACCACCTTCACCACTTCGCCGCCGATCTCGATGCGGTTCGTCAGGTAGGTGGTGTTGTAGAACTGTGCTGCCGCGCCGGCACCGATCCGGGCAGCTTGCGCCTGGATCTGACCTTCACTGGCGTTCAGGCTCTTGATATAACCTTGCCCACTGGACAAGATATCCGTCGCGATGTTGGAGTTGGCCAGCCCACCGGACCGGATCTGATCCAGCAACTCCTTGCTGAGCCCGGCCGACTGGAGCTTCTCCAGCGTCGAAGCGAACGAAGCCAGATCCTTGGCCTTCGCCTGCTTCCCGGCCAGCAGGCCCTGAGCACCGAACTGTGCCAGCGAGCTGACGTCGGTGCCCTGGAGCTGAGTATCCGCCACCTGGCGCGCCAGTGCGGTGGCTTGCTCCCTGACCTGGTTGAGCTTCTCGATCGAATCCTTGTACTTGTCCGACGTCGCCTTGCTGGCGTCGGCTGCCTTGGCGTAGGCCTTCTCCGCGGCTGTGACGTCGGCCGTCTGCTTCTTGGTGTTGGCCTTGGCCGCGTTCAGCTGCTTGGTCAGTGCGATCTGCCGGAGCTGATCGGTCTTGATCGTCGCGTCACTGGCGCCGTTGGTGCGATCGGTTGCTGTCTTCGATCGCTGAGCGTCCAGCTGGGCCTGGATTCGGGCCTGTTCCGCTGTGGCCCGGTTCCGCTCAACTTGCTGCTGGGTAAGGGCCTTCATCGCCGATACCTGGGCCGCAGCCGCGCGGCGGGCCGCGGTGAGTTCGGTAGCTGGGTTGGACCCGGCGAGCGGGTTGCCCGGCGCCGCGAACAGCAGACTGATCAGCGTCCCGATGTCCAGGCCCCCGATGGCGCCGCCGGTCGCGTAGCCGCGGATCAGTCCGCCGTCCTTGTATCCAGCCGGCTTCGGGAAAGAGCGGGTGTTGACCGCGTCCATAAACCCTGGTCCGTAGTACTGAACCGCCGCGACGTTGTGCATGTACTCGCCGGCAGTGGCCATCACCGGGATGTTGTCGGCGGTGGCTGACGGCGAGTAGCCCTGGATCGGGCCGCCGGTCGCTTTCCCGGGCGCCTTGACCGACGCTGGGATACCGCCCACGCTTCCGCTCTGGATGAGCTTTACGTAGACGTTCTTCTGGGACGGGAGATTGTTGATCGCCCCGGACAGGTTCAGCACCTGGGATCGGGCAGAGCTCGCCCCAGTCAGGACCACGCCGGTGGTCTTCGTCTTCGGGAGAAGGTTCAGCGCCTTGGTGTACGGGTCAACTTTCGCCTTCGCCGCCGGAGCGTTGTTGGAGATCGTTGTCGTGGCCTTTTGCGGGACCGCCTGCACCGACTTGACGTAGGCCCTGGCCGCCTTGTCATTCAGCCCGAACTGCCGGGCCGCGGCGTACAGATCCTTGCTCGTCTGGACTGTGTTCGACGACAGCGTCTTCTGGCTGGCGCCGTTCTCCCGCAACGTCTTCGTGACGTCGTTCGCCGACTTGGCGATGGCGTCCAGAGCGGCCTGGTTGTCGCGGCCCTTCTGGGTGCTGATCTGGAGAGCGGCCCCGTGGTTGATCGCTGTCTTACCGTTCTCCTTCAGGGCCGCTGTCGCGTCGTCCAGCGACTGCTGGTAACCCCGCTGGGCGTCCCGCAGAGACAGCACCTGGCCGGGCATCCGCAGCATGGCCGCAATCAGGTCGTCGAGACTGGCCGCCTGGACCTGGGCCGCGG